GTAGAAGTTGCCCTGGGTCTGGTCATAGACCTGATCGTTCTGACTGTAAGTAGTAGACTGAGAGTAAATCTCTCCTGTCAGTGCTGGGGGTAGCTTGCGGAACAGAATGTAAACGGTGGTATTGTTTTCTGCAATCTGCACTCCATTCTCGCTCAGATACCAGGTGAGATCTTGATTGTCTTGATTTGCTTTTGGGCTTTTATTCCAAACCGCAAACACTTCTGAGATCTCGGTTTTGCCAGGTTGATTGAGTGCAACGTAGTTGCCTTCATCTCCACCCGTTTGAGTTACCGTCCGTTGTTCAGTGGAACAGGTCGAAGGCCATTTGGCACCTTGCCATCCAAACTTGATTCGCCTGGATAACAGGTCCCTGAATAATCGCCATTCAACTGTTGGCAGAGTTGCAAATTCAATACCTGCCAAGTTCAAGACTTGGATCAGAGTTCTGCCATAATTGAGTGGGCTAAGAGCCATACCCTACCTGTATCTTCCCAGTTCCTTGGGATTTAACTTTCAGCTCTGGATTTTTCTCGGAAATGTATTTCCTAAAATTGGGGTCTTTCCAAATCTCCTTACCTTCTCGTCGAGTCCATTCATGGTAGACTTTTGAATCTACTTCCATGACTGGTTTCCCGATCCCATTGATGGATTTTCGGTTTTGATTTTGACTGGCAATTTGCTTCTGCCTACGGACAGCTTCACCATGGCTACTGTCGTAACCTTCATAGTGATCTTTCGCCAATCGATCCCTGAGCTGCTCTGAGTAATCGGACATATAAAATTTAAAAAGAAAGCGTCCCTCAAATGGGGGGACCACTCGGTCCCCCCGTGTCCGAGGGTTGGTTTTACCTCAGTTTCCTGAGGCAAATTCTATTAGAGACCAGGGCTGAATTGACCCAGGCCAATTGGGTTTCGGACCTGCAAGGCTGCACGTCCTTCGATCAAGAAGCGTTCGCCACCACCTTTATCTTCAAAACGCTCGATTTGTGGCTGCTTGTTGACGCGAAGATCAATCTTATCCATATCGAGGAGGTATCCACGTCCAGCTTCCTGAGTGGTTCCTTCTGCAGGGTCTTTGAACCCGATAAAGTTGTCAGCGATCACCTCGACAGAACCAAAGTCACCGTCAAAGATGGTGGTTGTGTTACTGATGCGAGTGCCATCACCGTCATAGTTCAGATTGCGCTGAGAGTATCCAGCGGTAGCAATGGTGCGAGTGAAGTCAGTGAATGCTCGTCGCAGAGTGGCATCAGCAAACAGCTTGTAATCTCCTGTCATGCCAGTTGCGGACCAGATGGTCTGAAGCATGGTCTGAATGTCAGACTCAGTAATGTCTGCAGTTGGGTCACCGTTGACCTGACCTGCAGCAGGCAAGAAGTTTGAGTTAACAGCGTGTAAGCTTTGTCCTCCCACTGAACCGAATCCAGGGGTAGTCAATCTTGCGCTATCCCTAATCCAAACACCTAGACCACGAAGCAGGTATGCGTTCGATGACCCGTTGTCTACTTGATGCTCCTGATCTGACAGGAGAGTTGCTTCCATGTTACGGACCAGCTCGACACCAGCTTTCGCAGATGCTTCAGCAATTTCGTTTCCAGCACCAAGACCGGCAACGTCAGAAACTTCCTGAGCCAAACGTGAAACCTGATAGGCTTTGCGAAAGGTTTGGAGGTAACTCGAAAGCAGTGTGCGGTTTTCAGCGTGATTGGCGTAACTCGCCACGTCTGTTCCATCGACGGTTCCACCGAGTGCAGCGTCTGCATACGTATCGACAGGCCATTGTATAAACGTGTTGTGTGGAGTGCTGCCTTTGTTAACCAGAGACATGAAAGGGGTTGCCTTCTCGTCTACTCTTGTAATTAAGTCCAGCAGGTCTTCTTTTTTTGCGACCTGATCTTTTTCAAATAGCATTGACATGAATAATCCTTTTCTTTTTTAGATGTTAGCTGCAGCTTTGATCCAATCCTTCAGACCGTCCCTGGAACCTGTTTTCTTTACTCTTTCTCTGGCTGACTTCATGCGTTGATCGATGTCGCTAACCTGCGGTTTTGTTGCTGCAGGTCTCCCTGGTTGAGGAGTGGGATCTGGGGTCCTTGTTTGCTTTGTCGCTTTATTCGCTTGCTCCTGCTCTACGTAGAAACCAACTAACGATCTTGCTAAATACAGGTCCACATCCTGGAGGTTTTTAATTCCAGGGTTTTCCTGTTTGACCTGATCCACCCATGCTCTTGCAGGGTTTTTGGGGTCGCGTAACCAAGGGTACTTGGTTGATGCGAACTCAAATGATCTTGACTGCTGCTCGATCTGCTTGCGTCTTTTCGGAATGTCTGACTCACGCTGAAATTCAGCGTTTAGTGCTAGGTCTTCCAACCATACTTCCACGTCCTCAGGCATGTTTTCTCCAACTCGTTTTTCAATTTCTTTTTCAACTGAGTCAGGGTCACGTCTGTAACGAGACAAGCTTCGCTTTGCCCATCGTTCTGCTGCCAATGCGTCATCCATCAGCCTATCCAGGTCATCCTGGGTTTCGGCTTGAGTCACCAGCTCAGAGATGTTGTTTTCCTCCTTGGGTTTTTGAGATTGCTTCTGCTGAAAGCTTTCTTGCTTCAGATCATGGAGCTGTTCTTCCAGTTCCTTTTTCTGAGCAGTCAGTTTATTGACTCGCTTTTGCCAGTTGTAATCTCCCCTCTGAGGTGCTTCCTCTGGTTCCTCCTGATCTTGGTCGATGACTTGCTGCGTTGAGTCATCTTCCTGTTCAGGAACGGGTGTCTTTTCTGTTGTTTCTTGAACGTCTTCCTGAGGTGTTAACGATGCAGAAATTGCATCCCTCAATGCGTCCATCCCACCAAGCGGAGTTTCTCCCCCAGAGTCTTGGTTCACCTCTGGCGTTTCGGATTTATCCATGCTGTTAACGGTCGCAAGAAACCGATGTCATGAGTTTAAAGGCACTCAAGGAGCCATAGTAACCTCGGACAAGGTTAAGGAAATCGTCGCAAAGTCTTTTTTAGTGTCAACCCCTATTCGGGGTCTTTGCCTGCGGCCTGGAAAATGCCTTTGAACTCTGCGTGTAAATCCTGGATTGCTGCAAGTCTCCCAGCACAATAATGCCTTTCGGAATCGGAAGCTCCAGACTTGGTCAACAGGTTGACATCTGCCTGGGCAGCTTCATCGAGTATCCAAAATATGGATTTCTTGACAGGATGTTCCTCTGACATTGCGAATGCCTGCAGAAGTTCTTTTGGGTATTCAAATATTTGATCAGGCATTCGGATTCACCCCTAGTCTCCCTACTTGTTTATTGTTCTGCTGCATTACGGACATGTTCAAATTCTGTGAGTATACCTTCAGCAATTCTGTGAATTGTTCGTCTGCCTGGAGCTGTTGCTGATACTTAGGATTGTTCTGAATGATCTGTTGCAAGAACTGTAGCTTGATTGCTGCAGATGGATCGTTCTCCACCAGTTTGCTTGGGTTGTTGCCCAAGGCCATGAAGGCTACCTGAGAATTCACCTCTTCAAACATGGCTTGAGATGCCTCTGCATTTTCAACCACCAGTTCATCTGCCAGGGAAGGATCGATGACTTGTAGTTTCTTACGTATCAACTTGGCTCGATCAACGATTCCCATGGTATCTTCTGGAAGCACAAATTGAGAGATGGCTTGTAATTTCTTTTCGACGAATTCGTTGTCCAATTCGCGGACATCAAAGTTCAGTGTGAAGTTAAAGTTGCCTGGATCTCTCGGGATCGGTTTGCCTGTCCCTGTTACTGTTGCGAACCGTTCGTCATCGTCAAACTTTTGGGTGAGATCCCACATGCGATTGACTACTGTAGACATGTGACGCAACCATCGATGAACGTAGGCTTGTTGACGAAGCTGAGTTTCAACTGGAGCTACCTGTGAATTCGGTCTGCCAAAATAACGGTCAGTTCGCACTTGGATCTGATCCATCAATTGGAAAGCCAGATCTGCCCCTCTCTTCGGAGTGTCCATCCAAGAGATGTCACCAGGACGTTGCTCAGAAATCTGAACTCCAGGACCAATTTTAATCCTTTGACCGTAGCGTAAAGGAACCTTCAGTGCAGGTAAGGTATCGAAGCTTGATCTGTCAAAAACCTGATCTGCCTGGGCTTTGTATTCTGATTGCCATGTCTTGACGATTTCAGAAACTCCCCTGGATTCGATTGGTGATCGACGAGTCTTTTCTCTAGTGAAGCATTCAAATGGGTAAGTGCCTCCAGCCTCTGTTACCAGCTCATGTTGTGCGAAGCATTCTTTGCCTCTTTCATCCTTGTGCATGTAAGGAGAATAAACAGTCTGGTAGATACCAGGGTTGCCATTCTCAGTAACTCTCCTTGAGTATGCGTGAACGATTTCGATCAGGTTGCTTCGATCATCAAGCTTTTCACTGTCTCCTGTTACAGGTGACAATCCTGTATCCCAG